AGCTGTTGACAGTTTAGACTTAGCTCCTATAGAGTCTAAATTAAATGGTTTAGAGATACAGATTAAAGCTATTAATGAAAGACAATATCAGCTATCAGAGTCTATAATGAAAGCTAGTGAAAAGTCTTCAGACGCTATTGCTAACTCACGTGAGACTGCTGCTATGGTATCAGGACTACGTAAAGAATTAGAAGCAACCGTAAATGCAATGGATGATAAACTAAATACTGTTAAACGTAGCACAATGAACCCATTATCAAAATGACATTCATTACAGAAAATAACATAGCTAACCTCTATAGTGCAATTATAGAGATGCCTATATTTGATGAATACAAATTACCACCGGCAAGTAAAGTAGACTTTGTTATTGTAGATGATGATAGTATTTGTGGTGAATATCAACCACCAGAACAAGGTGAGCCACATGTCATTACTATTTCTGTAGCAAGGCACTCTCACTTATATCCTGTTTTAATTACACTCTGCCATGAAATATTACATATGGCTGTATATACAGTTTCACCAAAAACAGAACAGTACACAAGTCATAAAGGCTTGTTTCTTAAATTACAAAAACGTGTAGCCAAAATGTATGGCTTTGACCCAAAGGAGTTATAGATGTTAAGTATTTTATCAGGTATATTAGGTTTCGCTACTTCAGGTTTACCTAGTGTTTTAGGTTTCTTTCAGCAAAAGGGTGACCAGAAGCATGAAAGAGAAATGGCTAAACTACAAACAGAACGTGAATTAGAATTAGCTAAAGCAGGCTTTATATCTCAAGAAAAGATAGAAGCTATTAAGCTAGACCAAATAGAAGTTCAAACATACGCACAAGAACGTGAAGCATTATACGACCACGATAAGAAGTTAGTAGAAAATGCAAGCCCTACAGTTAAGAATTGGAACGCTATGGTTAGACCTGTAGTAGCCTTTATCTTTGTAGGTGAGTTAGTGCTTATCAACCTTATCTCATTAGCTTGGGCTATGTGGTCAGGTGTAGACTTTGTTGTAGCATCTCAAGAAGTATTTGGTTCTGAAGAAATGGCTATTACTGCATCTATTATTGGTTTCTATTTCGGCTCTCGTACATGGGAAAAGAAACGTGAAAGTATCTAAAGAGGCTATCAAGCTAATACGTCATCATGAGGGAGTTCGTGCCAAACCTTACAAATGTCCTGCTGGGCTTTGGACTGTGGGTGTTGGTCATCTTATCGGTGATGGTAAAACGCTACCAGCGTCATGGAATAAAACATTTACTAACGAGGAAATAGATGGAATTCTTAAACACGACCTCAACCGTTTTGAGTTGGGAGTACATAAAATGTTACCTAACGTGTTTTTACGACAACATGAGTTTGACGCTATTGTCAGCTTTTGCTTTAATTTGGGTCTTGGATGCTTTCAGCGTTCAACCATCCGTCAAGCGTTGTTACGTGGCGATAAAGAAGCGGCTATGGAGTCGTTAGTTAAATATTGTAGAGCTGGTGGCAAGATATTAAAAGGTTTACAAAACAGAAGATTAGATGAACGCAAATTGTTTTTAGGGTTATAATAAAGCATCTTAACCCTAGGAGAGTAGTTTGAAATATAAATCAGTTCTAGTCATATCTGACCTACATATTCCATATCATCATCCTGACGCATTTGCGTTTCTAAAAGCATTAAAAACTAAATACAAGTTTGACCATATAGTCAACATAGGTGATGAGCTAGACCAACACGCTATCTCTATGCACGAACATAATCCAGACTTATACTCTGCTGGACATGAATTAGAAGAGTCTAAAAAGCATGTCAAAGAACTAGAAAAGATATTCCCTAAGATGGTTTTAGTTCATTCTAACCATAGCTCTTTAGTTTATCGTAGAGCATTAAAGTATGGTATGCCTAAAGCATATCTAAAGCATTACAATGAGTTCTTAGGCGTTGGAAAAGGCTGGGAATGGGTAGATGACCACACTATAACCCTAAGTGATAACTCTAGATGTTTCTTTACTCATGGTCTATCTGCTGACGTTTTAAAGGTAGCCCAGCAGTATGGAATGAATACGGTGCAGGGTCACTATCATACTAAATTTAGTATTGGTTATTACAGTAACCCAGATGCTCTTATTTGGGGTATGCAAGTAGGATGTTTAATACATCAAAAGTCTATGGCATTTGATTATGCTAAAAACTTTAAGAGTCGTTTCATTGTAGGTTGTGGAGTTATTATTAACGGTCAACCAAAGCTAATGCCTATGGTATTAAAAGAGAATGGGCGTTGGAATGGTCATGTTTCTTAGGACAATTATGCAACGGTCAGAAGTAGAAATTATCTGTAATCACATGCTAGGCAGAGTGATTGTATCTTGTGAAGCATTACATGGCGATAGCACTATAGTCATCACATTAGATGACGATAGCATGATAGAAATTAGTGGTGAAGAACTAGCTATCTATGGTGAATTAACACCAATGGATGACTAGACGCAGATAATCACACCATTACTACCAACCTGACAGACGGTTACAGACCCATCAGGTGCAAGAATAGTAGTAGTTTGAGCCATAGCTTTTTCTGTTCCCCAAATAGCTAATGCAGCTAATACCACAATAAATATCCAATAGATTTTACTCATCATCAAACCTTTGTAATTGAGCTTCTAATTCCGGTGGAATTTCAACTCCATCATCTTTAGTAGCATCTAATAACTTGTTCTTATACCAATCAGACTTTTCTAAATCTTGTTGTGGATTATCTTTAAACGGATAACGTAAGTCATATTTTAACTTACAACCTTTTAGATACCCAATATACTCTTCTTTAGTCAAACGACTTTTAATCACATCTATTGCCTCTATGCCTCCCACCAAGTAATGCGGTGGTCTATTCACTAAATCAACCATATCTATCCCCTTAGAAAAAATAAATCAATTAACTGATAACAACCATAAAAAAACCAACCCATACCACCAACAATCAACAACCATACTACCACTTCTAATATCTTTTCTGCTCTTGCCATTTACCATACTCCCTTCCTACAGTTACAGACACATAATTCCTATTCTTAAATCTTTTATCCAATGTGTTATTGTAAGTCCACTTTGGCAAAGTAAAGTATCCTTGACTTTCTAAATACTTTAATCTTGTTCTACAAACAACGCATTGTTGCACAATACTTTTAATGCTGCAACCAGGATTTGCTTCTATATAACTTATAATAAACTTTGCCTGTCTTTGGTCATCTAGTTTAGTGTACATCTTTTACTCCATGCAATTGTTCTATAAGCCTAGCAAATCTAAATATCTTGTCAATTGTTATTACCTGACTACCGTATCCAAATGCTTCTTTATATACCTTTATAATTTCTTCTTGAGTAAGTGGTTTAGAGTCCACCATGTGCCTCCGTTAGTTTCTTACTATCGTACTTAGATAATCCTTTATATTCTTCTACAGGCTCACCAGGAACTAATGGTGTTATCTTAATATGATGCGTTGTATTCTTTAGGTCGTTTAAATATGAAAGCTGGTTAGGATGAAATGACCATAAGTAAGACTTCTTTAGGTCACCAGACTTAACATCAAACTCTTCATAAAGCCATGCTACAGGTTCTTTTTTAGCCATTAGTAAAACACCATCCTTCCAATTTTAACATTAGGTTTTTTGTCCCAGATATATTTCATATCTACACTATCATCATGAAAGTATAGACTCTTTCCTACTGGGTTTTTATGCTTTTTAAAGAATAAAGTATCAACTACTAATAACTTTGTTTTAAGCAATGCTTCTTGGTCTACGTTCTTTTCGTTAGCCCTCATCATATCTTCTATGCCAATAAACTGTCCTTTAGAAAATACCACCTCACAAGCATCACGCCCAAATTTACCAGACCTAACTCTATTCATTATTGTAAAAATAACGCCCAGTTTGGTTTGTAGTGGCTCTGTATTGGCTTCTGTAAAGGTTGCCAAACTAATACAATGTACATCATGTTCTGAAATATGTATATCCATTATCTACCTTTAATGATTATCTGGTGTCTAGTAAACCCACACAAGCGTATAATTCCATTATATTGTGCAATTAAGCATAATATTTTACTTAAGGATAAATACCATGTGGACAACACCATCAGCAACTGAAATGCGTTTTGGATTTGAAGTAACTATGTACGTAATGAACAAATAGTTATTCATAAATTGGCTTATTGTGTCTATGCCATTCCTTATGGCATAGTTCACATAGCCATCTAACCTCAAAAGGTTTCGTATAATTATCATGGTGTGCCTCAACTTTATAATCTGAATTACATTCAGAACAGCTTGTTTCTTTTATTAACTTTCCATCTCTAACTGCATTTGTTGTTATTACATGTGCAGCATATTTTAATGGGTAATTGTGTTTATAATTTAACAATGCCTGTTTTCTAGCTGCCTTACCATTTTCTGTTTTTAAATAAGTTTTTCTTGCTTCAACTCTATGTGGTAAAAGATTACGTTTTTTATCATAATCCCTTACCGCATCTAAGTTGTTTCCCCTATGTAAATTTACTCTAGTTTTAACACAAACTTTGCATTTGTTTAAATAACCATCTGCCATTTGTGCGTGAGTATAATATTCATTTAATGCTTTTTCTTTATTACAACTACGACATACTTTCATGGTTTACTCCTAATATTAGAAAGGTATGCGTATTATATACCATTTTAGACTATCATGTCTAATACAAAATACTTATCAAAATGGAACGTCTGATAAGTCATCTGCACCTTCAACAACTGGTTTAAGTCTTTCATCCGTTGCAACCATTGCTACAGCACCAGCAATAAATTTACCATTAGGACCTTCTTTAACCCAACCTGATAAAGTAAATTCAATACCATCTACATTTAACTTTCCTCTATAGTCTGGTCGTTTAGGATTGTCCCCTTTGTCGTTCTTGTTTAACGTAAACGTGTTTGTTTTGTCATACTCAGCCATATATTACTCCTTTAGTTTTAAAATTGTTTGTTCTACTTCTTCAAGAAACTTAATAACTTCTGCTTCTAATTCTCCTATGTAAGTATCATCCCTGTCAACCCTTGCTACAAATAACTGTAGTTCTCCTTCAGGGAAGTTAGGATTATAACTTATAAAATCTACCCACTTAGCACCGGTGCAAGCTAATTGCCATTGCATCTGTGGAATGTATTTACTAGGAACTGACTTACTCATAAGCGTATTAGTATGGGTTGTTTCTATAGGACACTTAATCTCTATAAGACCTGCATACTTTCCATCTTCTTCTGCATTTACAGCTCCGTCAGGACTAGCACCGCTATTCTTAATAATGGGATGGTCAAAGAAACCTACCTCTGTCACAGATACCCCTCTAGTTTGCATATAAAGCTCCCTAGCAGCACTTTCTCGTTCAATACCATCTAGCATAGCCTGATTAACAAAACTATCGCCTTTCTTGCCTGTAATGCGTTCTGATACAAGTTGGACAAGGTAGTTTTGACGAGATGTAGATACACCTGTTTTAGTCTTGGCAATAACATCCGATATTCTGGATGCTGTCACCTTGCCTAATCTTTGCTGAAACCACTCTTCTGTGCGTTGTTCAATCATAGAAAATCTTCTTTAGATACTAACTTTACAGGATTGTTTTGTTGATGAATAGCATTAACTACTTCATTAGCTGAAGCAAACTCTGTGCCACCTAATCCTAAAGCTGCTAAACATCTACCAATAGCAGAGGTCTCACAGTTTTCCACATATGATGTTCCATTAATTTGTGATGCTTTACGGAACTCCTGTGCATGACCTGTAGCAAATGTTTGTACTTGACCACCTTCTAAGTGAACGCCTGCATAAGCCTTTACAATACATTGTTCATCATCAATTTTAACTATTTCAGTAGTAAGAAAGTAAGTAGGGAACTGTTCTCTAAATTCCTGAACTCTTAATGCTACTGTTTTATAGTTCTTGCCTTTAATATTAACTACACCTTGTTTAGTCATCTGTCTCTCCTGTTGTTGTAATTGTTGCTGGTGTTGTTCCATCATCACCTGGTCGTAATGTTGTTGTTGTGACATTTTCTCTCTCCCATTTATCGTTATCTAATTTAAGTTCGTCATTCAATCGTTTAAGAATATCTGCTATATGTTCTAAACCATTCGCCATATTATATACCCCCAAAATACAAAAAGGAATAGCCATAGGTATTTATTCATATTGCACCTGCCAGCTTACCCATAATCTGTAAACAAAGCCATACATAAGCCCAAAATGCTACTGCTATTACCATCATTGTCTTTATACTCATGTCTCTCTCCTAAAGTTGACAAACGAACTTTAAACTCATAAAAAACACCTGTCAAGTATTTTCTAACAAATAATTAGTTTACAACTAGAATTAGTTATGTTAATGTCTTTTGGCATTATTAACTTTATG